CGGCCAATGGCCACGAGAAGCAGACGTGGGATCAGCTTCGCACCGGCGCGAAACTCGCCCTCCTCGGCTACGGCTCGGGGAAGTCGATTGTGAATGCTGACGATGATAACATTGTCCCTCCCGCCGAAGAGACAATGTTAGAGAACGCCGGGGAGGACCACGATTTCCACATCGCCAGCGGCATGTGGGAGGCCATGGGCAAGGAGGCTCGCGCGGCCGTCATGAAGAAGGCAGGGGTCAGCGGCTACGGCTTTCAGGAACTCGACGAGATTCACACGCCTCACGCCAAGTTAATTGCCAAGGCGATATTGAGCGGCCCGCGCGAGAACGCCACGGAGCACGACCCCGCGCTCATCGTCGCCATCGACAAAGCGGCCCTGAAGATGGCCCTTGGTCGTGGCAACCCCGAGCAGAAGGCCAAACTCGAAGGGATGAATCCTGAGAATTTCTCAAAGGCAGACAGAGATTACATTCAGCAAGTCATCATCAGCGCGCGTAAGAACGCCGCATCGAACCACCCCTACGGCCGCAGGGACGGCTCGGGATATGAGGTTCGTTGCCCGCTACGCTCGCGTATGTCCTGGGCCTATCGGGACGGCGGGGACCATAAGTGGAAGTGCCAGGAGTGCGGCGAGACGCTAGATGCGCCTGTTGGTGAGCGCGAGAACGCCGACGCCCAATGTCAGCTTTGCGGAATTGAGGAGAGGAAGCAGGACCTCATTTGCATCGAACTTAAGTCCGAGCAGGCTGGGTCTTATCGCTATGTTTGCCGCGAGTGCGCCGCGCACGCAAAGCAGAACGGCCAACTTCGCAAGGGTGGTGATATGCTAAACGCCGACCCGGCGAACTTCTGCGACGCCTGCGACAGCAACCCCTGCAAGGGCGAACCGTCGTGCAAAGGCGTCTCAAAGGAGAACGCCGCCTCCTTTAAGAAAGGTGATCGCGTCACCCACGCTTCTAACGGCGGCGGGCGCGTCGAGGACACTGATGACGCTCAGCAGGAGGCCCTCGTGGCCTTCGACGACTCCGTGAAGGTCGGGATGGTCGTTGTCCCCTACAAGCATCTGACTCTCGGCGGGAAGAAGAACTCGGACGACTTGGAGAACGCTTCGAAGTTCTGCGAATGTACCCCAGACAAGAACGGATCAGGAGTGGGGAGTACAGCGGACGGATCGCGTGCTTGCGCCTGGTGTGGAAAGCATAAGGCCTCCTTGAAGGAGAACGCCGACGAGTCTGCGCTCTGCAACAATTGCTCGCACCCGAGGTCCGCGCACACGCCGACCTGTGTCGGCTGTAAGGTGAAGTGCCAGCAGTTCGTCAAGCGCGATTCGGACGGGGACGGTGATAAGGGCCGCGAAAACGCTAACCCCGACGCTAAGTATATCTGCCCGAAGTGCAATGCTGGGCGCGTCTCCTACGATGAGACGGACGGCTGGTACGACTGCGACAACTGCGGCTGGCAGTCCCAGGACGGGCGTAAACTGAAGGAGTTCAAGAACGCCGACTCCTTCAGCGTCCACTGCCCGAAGTGCGACGACCTGACTAAGCACACCGGCTCGGGGACGAAACGCGAGTGCACCGAGTGCGGCACGAAGTTTGAGGCCGTGGGCGATCACTGGGAGGCGCGGAACGGCGAACCCCTGGAGAACGCGCTACGCGAGAACGCCATCTCTCCGGAGCAGTGGGAGATGCTTGGCCGCGAGTACGCGAAGTTCGACACGATCCCGATGGATCGCGTGGATCAACTCCTGTCGATTATCCACTCTGCGGACGATGCGGCCATCAAGCAGTTGGCCTCTCGGGACATCAAGTTCATCTCGAAGGTTGCCCGCAACGAGATGTTCCGCCGCGGCCTGAAGAACGCCGACGACATAAAGGACCTGGAGAATGGGCTCCTCACTCCCGAGCAGTTCGCTAAAGCCTGGGGCCAGCAGTCGGCGCAATTCCGGAGGTCGTGCCTGCTTGCGGCTGGTCAGCCCGCCGATTGGGCCAATGAGGACTGGGTCACCCTCCCGCAGGACCTGAAGGAGCGACTCTTGAAGGCCAACGAGAAGAATTTCCCATCAAAGGAGAACGCCGATGCGCCTTCCCGCGGGAAGTGCGAATGGTGCTCCGACCCGGACGCGCCTAAGAAGAAACGCCCTGACGGCTCTATCGTCTATCAGTGCGGCAAGTGCGCGGAGAAGATTCCGCTCGACGATACCCCCGCGCCGAGCCGCAAGAACTCCGTCGACCTCTCACCCTCGTGGCTCGCCGCCGACCTCAACGAGCGCGCCGCTTGGCTCGAACAGGCGGGACAGGACATCAACCTAGCCGGCCAGGAGAACTGGAACGACCTCTCTGCAGATGTGAAGGTCGCCCTACAGAACGAGAAGGAGCGCATGGTCACGCGCAACAACGCGACCGACTACGGCAACCGCGCGCCGGAGTTCATCGCGTGGGTGAAGCAGGTCGCCTCGGTCAACGGCAAGTCCGAGAGCGAAGTGTTCAAGATGTGGAAGGACTACTCGGCCGCGAGTTACGACCAGTCGGCCCTGACCTCTGAGTTCATGGATGCCAACCGCCTCAAGGGCACCGACATGCACGGGCGCCCGAGCCGCGCGCAGCAGGGGCTGAAGAACGCCTCGCCCAAGACCTACGCGCCCGGCACGAAGGGCTCAACTTCCGGTTATCGCGCTCGCGTGAAGGAGATGTATAGCGAAGGCATGGTCACGGTTTGGGTTCCAGGGGGAAGCACGACCATCCCCGTCGAGGACTTCATCCCCGGCGATGCCGCTTACGCTGCGGCGGACTCCGCCGGCCGCAGTGCCTTTGAGAATGCCGTCGATGGGACCGGGAGCCCGCTCGTGAAGTTCGTCTTTCAGGACGGCGAAGGTGAGACCGATGAGGTCTGGGCGTACAGTGAGTACGATGCCTGGAATATGATCGCCGGCAAGTGGGGCACTCGTCTCGAAGATGCCAAAAGAGTGCTGAAGATCATCAAGAACTCCGAGTCGCTCGCCCGCAAGACTTGGTACTTCGACGCGATGGTCATCACGACCGGCACGGATCATATGATGCAGGGGCAGGTCGAAGCGTTCGACGAGGCCGATGCGAAGAAGCAGGTTGAGGAGAAGGCCCTGAAGTCTGGCGCGAAGGGTGTGCGTTCGTGCAAGATCATCAAGGCGTACAAGGACAACTCTGTTGAGAACGAAGGCGGCGCACCTGAGAAGCTGAACGCCGACGATAAGCCCAATTGCCCGAAGTGCACTCACACCTACGCCGAGCACACGCTAAGGGGGTGCTCGTTGTGCGACTGCTGGTACGCGCAGAACCCACCTCTTGAGAACGCCGTCGAGAACGGGACATGCAGTAGCACGAATCACTGCATTTTCACCGACGAGCGCGGACCGCGTCAGCGTTGCCTCAAGTGCGGCATTACGAAAGATCAGGCGAAGCAATACGGCTTCCTTCCCGGCTTTGAAGGCCCGGAACGCGACAAGTACGATAAGAACGGGCAGCGCAAGAACGCCACCCAGGCCGACTACCGCAAGTGGAAGGTCGAATACGCCGCCCTGCTTGATAAGATGAAGCCGCTGACTGCGAAGATGCGCGCACTTCAGGACCAGCACGATCTCGCGCCGACGGCCCGCGGCCAAGAGCCGAAGGGACCGCCCGAGTATGTGGCGGTCATGAAGCAGATCACGGAATTGGAGCGCCTCGAAGACCAGATGCTCAAATCACGCCCGACCGACATCGAGAACGCCGCTCCCCTGAGTACCTTCACCTTCGCCGACAATACCGGCGCGGAGGAGAAGGTCGAGGCGGTGGATGAGGCCGAGGCGTGGAACGCGCTCGCCGGCCGCATGAACTCGACCGAGGAGGAGATGAAGGCGGTCGGCGTGACGCTGAAAAACGCCAGCCCCCAGACTCAAGCGATTGACGACCACCTTCTCACCTGTGACACATGCAAGGGCGGCAAGAACATCAAGCCGTCATGCGAAGCGGGATGGAAGCTGGTCAAAGACTGGTTTGACAAACCGAAGCGTCAGAATGATGCTCCTGAGTCGCTACCCGAAGGCGAGGACCCCATCGGCGCCGCGACCGAGAAGGAGCCGCAGATCGGCGGCGACGAGGGATCGACGGAAGGAGTCTCCATGGAAAACGCAGACGACGGCCGCGCGGCTTGGGAGTCGTTCAGCGGACGGGGCGACGAACTCCGGCAGATTCTCCGCGAACTCGGCATTAAGGATGCCGCCGATGTATCCTACAAATACTGGAAGGATGTGCCGGCCGACGTGAAGGAGAAATTCTCCGCCCGGCAGAACGCCACCGAAAACTGGGACGGCAAGGGCGGGTCCGACTCTAAGGGCGATACCGTCTGCAAGACATGCGGGAAGGATCTTGCCGGGACTGGATACCACTTGAGTGGCACTGCGGAGTGCCCCGCTTGCGTGAAGCAGTATATCGACGAGTATCGCAAGTCAGTCAATAAAAAATATGGTCGCCCGAAGAATAACTCCCTCGACCCGCGCGAGCGGCGCAACGCCGGCACGGCCCTGGGTGCGGCGAAGTACGGCGGGAAGGCGGCGAGCCAGAAGATCGCGGTGCCTGAGCGGCTGAACGCCGGCGAGGAGCGCATCATCGAGTGGCCGCAGAAGGGCAGCGGCAAGTTCTGGCTCGTCACCGTCAACCCCTCCGACGGGAGTTACTTCCCGAAGCGCGAGGCGACCCGGCAGGAGTGGGAGCAGGGCGGCAAGAAGCAGGCATGAGCACCCTAACATGCCCGCGCCGCGCTGAAGGCACTCCGTTCAAACTCCCCGAGAACGATCACTGGGAGGGCGACGACACGTGCTCCTACTGCGGGAGTCTCAACCCCGACACCCTGATGGCCCGCCTCGAGAAGGGCGACGTGGAACTCGGCCCGACCGACAAGTCCTACAAGGCCTACGTGAGAAACAAGGGCGGCGAGAAGTTTAAGATGTGGCATTCGCGCACGTGCCCCGACGTTATGACATGCGATCGGAAGACCTGCGCGCACTGGACCAAGGACGAGCGCGACGAGACCAAGTTCTACTTCATGCACTTGTCCGAGGAGCAGATGCGCAGGTTCGTCGACCTTCTCAATGAGAAGAAGGTCAACATCGGCTACCCGGGGCGTTTCTACGTGAGGCCCTACTTCTGCGTGGTGGCCTCTTGAACCCACTCGGCGGCGTGACTCGCGGCGCCCGAAGATACTCTAACTCCAGGCCTGCGGTCCGCGCCGTCAAGTTTCACGGCATCACCATCTCGATCGAGTTCGACAAGGGCGACACCAAGCGCGGCGTGGGGGACTATGGTGAAGTCTGGGAGAACACCTATGAAGTCCCCTACGGAGAGATTCCTGGAAGCCGAACACTCGCCGACGGCGAGGGCGTGGATATCTATATCAGGGAAGAAGGGATCGACGCCCCGATGGTCTTCGTTGTCCACCAGCTTACTCGCTTTGGGAAATTCGACGAGGACAAGGTCATGCTCGGATTCGACGACATGGACGCCGCAGTCCGTGCCTACAAAAAACACGGGCCGCCCTGGGGCTTCGGGAGTGTCGATTCCATGACGGTTGATGAGTTCCTGCACGGCTATCTGGCCTCAAACAGAAAGGTGTAATTCGAGCCGCGAACAGTTGCAATTTGTCAGGAAGTGGGGTACACTTGATTGAAGGATGACCGCCCATCCGTGGAAGCGATGCTCGCTGAGATCGTGAAGCGAATCACGCCGGCCGTTCTGGACATGTACGCGAAGCGGGAAAATGGGGAGATCAAGCTGAGGTTCCAGTCGGGCGATCTCCGCGGGGCGGTCAGGACGGAAGTAGCACTGTGAAGCAGCACTTTTCGTAGCCGCGCCGTCGAGAAGTAAGTAGTAGATTTTCGTACCGGGTATCCGATAAAAAGGCTCCCGGAGTTCCTACAGCGTTTTGGCTGTAGGGCCTCCGGGGGCCTTTTTGTTTTTCCCTAACGCCGAACAAGACGCAGGAGAAATCGACTGAAGACTCTGGAGACGCCGCCGACTCGCGAAAACGACTGCACGATGCGTGTGTGCAAGACGTGTCTCGCTGAGAAGCCGCTATCCAAGTTCACCCTGCGCTCGGGAAAAAGCAGGAAGAAGACAGGAGATGTCTCCCCTAGCACTCGTGGGCTGTCGTGCGCGAACTGCGACTACCTCAAGAGCAAAGACCGAAATCGGGTTACGTTGAGGCGGTGGCAGCGTGAGAACCCAGACCGGGTTCGCGGGTATAAAACCAAAAGACTCTACGGGATCGGTCTCGTCGAGTACCAGCAGATGTTTGCCGCGCAGAAAGGTCTCTGCGCCATTTGTCAGACGCCAGGCGACTCTTCATTCAAGAAGCGAACATTAGGCGTCGACCACGACCATAAGACCGGAGTTGTCCGCGGCCTCCTTTGTGATCTATGCAACAAGGGGATCGGACAGTTTCTGGACCGTCCTGATTTCCTCAGGAGCGCGGCGGCGTACCTCTCACAAGGGAGGAAGTCTTGAAGACTCTAGGCATCCAGAAGGTTCGCGAGGATGACTACAGGGATATTGTCCGTCAACTCGAACAGATTTTTTACGCCACCATCTTCAAGCCCATCGTGGATTTGCTCCACCCGCACAACGCCCAGGTGCGGACTGCCTCGAAGGAGCTCCGCAACGCCGCGCCGAGTCCCGAAGCGGCCAATAAGGCGATCATCGCGGCCATCAACTCCGGCCGCCTCCAGTACGATGCCGGCATCTTCTCGGGCGACTTCAACTCCGTCATCAGCCGCTCCCTTCTGCGCATCGGCGCCAAGTTCAACAAGCGCGCCAAGACTTTCGCTCTGGCACCCGATGCCGTGCCGGCCGATGTGCGCGCCGCGGCGCAGAACTACGCTCACGCCGCCGAGGCTCTGCACAACGGGATCCTGGCTACGCTCGACCGCATCCAGGCCGATCTCGAGGCGTCCGTAAACACGAAAAAGGTGGACGCATCGGTCATGGTCGGCAAAATTCAGCGAGGCTTCGAGAAGTCGGTCGGCGATGCGCTCGGCAACAAGGACCTCACCGACGAGTCGCGCGCGAAGCTGAAGGAGCAGTACGCCGAGAGCCTCATGCCGTACATCAAGAATTTCTCGGCCGACACGATCCAGGAACTGCGCGAAACCGTCGAGGAGAACGCGCTCACGGGCTACCGCTTCGACACCCTCATCAAGCGCGTTCAGAGCCGTTACGACGTGAGCAAGTCTAAGGCGGAGTTCCTGGCCCGCACTGAGACGGCGCGGTATACGAGCCTTCACCGCCGCGCCCGCTTCGAGGAGTCGGGCATCACGCAGTACATCTGGCGCACGGCCGGCGATGCGCGTGTGCGCGAGGACCACAAGAAGCTGAACGGCAAGGTGTTCTCGTACAAGCACCCGCCGATTATCGACGAGCGCACGGGTGAGCACGGCAATCCGGGCATGACCTACAACTGCCGCTGCTCGGACGAGCCTATCATCCCGAGTTACGAGAACTTCACGAGACCCATCGAGAATTCCGCGCCCGCCCCGAAAAGCAAACGATCCCTGGAGGCTGTGACATGCTGAAGCTGAAGAATCTCGTGAAGTACGGCGGTATCGCTCTTGGGACCCTCCTCGTGGTGGTCGCGCTGGCTAAGGCGGCCACGATCCTCTACAACGCCGCGCTGGTCGATGAGACCGCGCTCACGTACGACAAAACGTACACCCTGGATCTGCAAAGCGTGGGCATCACGTCGCTCTCCGCCCAGGCGGTCTACTCCTCGGCGACAATCCCGTCCCAGACGTTCCAGGATGGAACACAGTCAACCGGGAGCCTCACGGTCGTCACGAACACGGCCTTGACCGCCGCCTCGGCAGTCAACCAGATCACGGTGACCGACAACGCCGGGCTTTCCCGGGCCTCTCTAATCTTCCCCGGCTACGTCCTCCAGCAGGGCATCGACTGGACCGTACTCGACGTGGCGTCCAACACGGCCGAATCCATCAAGACGGCCCTCCTGACGATCCCCGGCATGCAGGCCTCCCGCACGGCCGGGACTGCCGTCGTCTACGCGACCGCCCCAGCCCCCGGCACCTACTACAACACCTGGCCGGTGGTTTCGTCCACGCCGACGGCCCTCACGGTCGCAACGCCGTTTTTCACAGGCGGCCGGAATAGGGCAAACATCGCCATCAACGGCATCGTCCTTCAGCAGGGAATCAACTGGAGCACGGGGGCGACGGCCGGCTTGACGGCGGTTAACGTCGCTGCGGCTATTAACGCAAACGCAATCCTTAATAAGCTGGTGACGGCCGAGGCTAGCGGCGCAGTCATCACGGCGACTTCTACGCTCGCCGGCGTGAACGCCTTCTCGCTACGGTCCTCCACGCCGACTGCGCTCTCCGTGTCCAACCCAGCGATGATCGGCGGCACGGCGCCGTCCTTCGGGCTGAACGGCCAGATCGCGATCCCGACCCACGGTTTCACGACCGCGCTTCAGCTACTGTACACGGCCGGAAGCGTCGATATCGGCGGTCTTACCGACCAGACCACCTACTACGCCGTCCCGCTGGACGCCAACACGATCGGCCTATCCTCGACCTCGGCCGTGGCGCAGACGGGCAACTATCTCGCGTTCACGAGTTCGACCACACAGCTGACCGCGAACACCGCGACTCTGGCGCCGCTTGAGATCGCGGGCATTCCGAGCTTCAAGTGGGAGGCCTCCAACGACAACGCGAATTGGAGCGATGTCGCCGTCTCGAGCGTCACGATGGGCGACACGGGCACTCCGTACGCCACCCCGCCGACCAACACCATCTGGTCCTTCGGCTACATCGGTCCGCGGTATCTGCGGCTCAACGTCGTCGCGCCGACGGCCGGCGGCATCTACCTCAACGTCCGAGTCGTCGGAACGAACTAATGCCCACTCTGCAAATCGCCGGACCGAAGAAGGCCTTCATCGCCCAGTTCATGAACATGGGCGAGGCGAAGGCCGACTTCCCCGACGAGAAGCAACGCCTTGCGGTCGCGCACTCGATGTACGCGAGGAAGAACTCCACCTCGGCCGAGCACCCGTGGCCGAAGAAGTACACGTGCAACTTCATCGAGCCGGGCATCGTCTTCTACCAGGATCTCGGCGAGTGCGCGGTCTGCAAGCACGAGGCGACCTGCGAGAAGCGGCTCGGCAAGCCTTGCGATACGCCCGGCGAGTGGGTTCTAGTCGAGCAGGCGGCCCTGGCCAAGATGGCGCCGACCTTCGTCGGCAAGCCCGTCATCGACATGATTCACAAGGACGTGGAGCCGTCCACGCTCGCCAAGGGAGACGCCGAGGGCATCGTGACCCGCGTCTGGTTCGATGAGAAAACCGCCTGGTGGATGTGCGACTTCATTGTCTGGGACCCCAAGACCCAAGAGCACTGCGAGTCCCTGGCGTACTCGGTGTCTTGCGCATACGACCCGACGGAGGTAGCCGGCGCGGGGCGGTATCACAGTTCCGACTATCAGGAAGAAGTGAAAGACGGCATGTACACGCACTTAGCCGTCGTGACGAACCCCAGATACGAAAAGGCGCGCATTACGTTGTCCAACAGCACCAAGGGAGGAAGCATGTTTGACTTGAAGTGGTGGAAGAAGGGAGAGCGTAAGAACGCCGCGCCCGTCGATCCGAAGGAGATGATCAACGTGGACGGAAAGGACGTGCCCCTCGGGGATCTCGTTGCCGCCCTGCCGGACGAGCCTAAGAAAGAGGAGCCGAAGTTCAACGACGAGACCAACTTCGACACGCCGAAGGGCTCGAAGTCCCTCGGCGAACTGAAGCAGGCTTGGCGCGCGAAGAAGAACGCCGACGATGCCGCCGCGGCCGCGAAAGCCGCCGAGGACAAGGAGAACTCCGACCAGTGCCCTGCCTGCAAGGGGTCGGGGAAGAAGGCGGCGGAGAACGCCTCCACCGGCGAGGAGGCCCCTCTACCGGACCTTCGCGACCCGAAGCAGAACGAACTGGACGACATCGCCAAGGCGAAGGCCGAAGAGGACAAGAAGAACGCCGACGATGCCGCTGCCGCAAAGGCCGAAGAGGACAAGAAGAACGCCGACGATGCCGCCGCGAAACTCGCGGAGGAGAAGAAGAACGCCGATGACGCCGCAGCCGCAAAGGCGGCCGAGGATAAGAAGAACGCCGACGATGCCGCTGCCGCAAAGGCCGAAGAGGACAGGAAGACCGAGGAGCGGCGCAATGCCGGCAGGGCCTCGTTCAAGGACCTACGCAACGCCGCAAGCTCGCGCTCGGGTGAGCCAGTCCAGCCGATCGTGTCTCGAGATGAGCGCCTCGCCGTTGGGGCGTCGAAATACGGGTCCGTGAAGTAAACGGACGACAACCAAGTACAAGGAGAAAGAAGAAAATGTCTACCCTGAATATCAATGCGTTCGCTCAGGTTGCCGTCCGCGGTCAGCAGGACCTTTCGATCGCGCGCAGCGGCATCATCTCGGGCATGGTAAGCGCGGACAGCACGACCACGCCGATCACCGCCGGAGACTCCGTCAAGCTGGATGCCGCCGTCACGATCGTCGGCCAGCCGCAGTTCCTTAAGGCGGCGTACACCGACGTTTCGTTCGGCGTCATGATCCTGGATCCGAAGGCGGCGTCCGTTCTGACGCCCGGTCAGATCCAGGTCGCCTGCCGCTTCACCGGCCCGGTCCTCTGGCTCATCGCCGGCGGCACCGTCAACCCCGGCGACTTCGTGGAGCAGGCGAACTCGTCCACGGTCGACGTGGTCGCGTACGGCACGTCGAGCAGCAAGCTTCGCGGCATCGCCCTCGATCCGGGCACCGTGAACAACCTGATGCGCGTCATCCTCGTCGGCGGCGCTGGATACGGGGCGTAACACGTAGCACCCAAAAACCAAGGAGAGAAAAGACATGAAGAATAAGAAGAAGGGCATCCTCGGCAAGGAGCTACGCAACGCCTCGCTGCAGTGGCGCCCGGGCATGAAGCTCCAGAACACCGATGGCTCCATCGATTCGGCGACTTTGGGCTATCAGTACGCCATTCAGACGACCACGTTCATCCGTGAGCGCGTCGTCGAGCAGAAGTTCTATCAGGTCCCGATCGCCGACTTCGTTCCCGTCGACGTCGGCGTCGGGGCGTGGATGGAGGACATCAAGACCAACTTGGTGTACGACGTGGCGGGAGACTTCGAGAGCGGCATCACCTCGGTCGCTTCCGGACCCTCGCAGATCGCCACCGTGGACGTCGCCACGGCTCCGAAGTCCGCGAAGGTCATCACGTGGATGAAGGGCTACCAGTACGCCGTGCCTGAAGTCGCGAAGGCCCTGGCGTCGAACAACTGGGATGTCGTCTCCGGAAAGATGTCGGCGCTGAAGAAGAACTGGGACCTCGGTCTGCAGAAGATCGCGTTCCTGGGTCTGAAGCAGGATCTGACGAACGTCCCGGGTCTCCTCACGAGCCCTGACGTCACCGTCAATACCGCCGTCATCACCAAGGCGATCAGCGCCATGAACTCCACCGAGTTCCAGGCGCTGGTCTCCACCATCCTCGCGGCGTACGCGCTCAACGCGAACTACACCGCGATGCCGAACGTGTTCGCGATGCCGCTCGCGGACTACCTCGGCCTCGGTACGGCGACGGCGTCGGGTTTCCCGATCGGCAGCATGATCGAGTACCTGACGAACTTCTTCAAGCAGATCACCGGGGAGAAGGACTTCAAGATCCTTCCTCTCGCGTACGGTCAGGCCGCGCAGAACGCCGGCTACATCGGCGCGGGCGGCAAGGCGCGGTACTGCCTGTACCGCAAGGACCCGGAGACGCTGAAGATGGACATTCCCGTGGACTTCACGCTGAATCCCGCGGGGACGTCGAACAACTTCAACTGGCAGGGAGTCGGCGCGGGTCAGTTCACCGGCGCGGTCTTCTATCGCCCGTCGGAAGCCATCTACTTCCAGTATTAATCGGGAGTAGCCGCCTAACCGCGCCTGGTGCAGAACACCGCACCAGGCGCGGAAACGGCGGGGTCGTGCAGGGACGCAACACTCAAAAATCTGACAGGGGGAAACACCGATGGCTGACGCAAAGAAAGTCGTTACGCTCATGAACCGCAGCAAGCGCAATTTCGACACGATCAATGCGGAAGGGAAGGCGATTCGCCACGAGCCGGGTCGGACGGAAGAGTACACCCTGGAGCAGGCGGCGCAGTTCGATCCGCGCGAGATGACGGACCTCTCCAAGCTTCCCGGCTCCGTCGATAAAGAGGACCTCCGCAAGGAGAACGTCGCCCTGAAGGCGGAGAACGCCGCGCTGAAGGCGCAGGTGGCGGCCCTCACGCCTACCCCGGCCGCACCCGTCGCGGAAGCGGCTCCGGAACCCGAGCCCGAGGTCGTGGCGGAAACGGCTCCGGAACCCGAGGTCGTATCGGAAGCCGAGCCTCAGGGTGAGGGCGGGCGGCGCAAGCGGAAGTAAAAGGCATGGGTTCTACACCGCCTGCAACAGTCGCGGCCTTTAAGGCCCAGTTCTTCCGGGACTTCACGTACGGGGATGGGCCTACGGCCGTCATGGACCGGGATATCCAGAGCGCGCTGAATACGGCGAACTCTCTTTTCAATCCCGCGCTCTTTGATACCACCTTGATAGGTGCGGTGCCTCTTCAGACGAGCGAGTCGTTAATCGCCTACCTGAACTGCGCGGCGCACTTCATGGTGCTCGCGTTGCAGGCGGTGGGAGGACCCTCGATGAAGGCTGGCGCGGGTTCGCCGGGTCTTCGATCTCAGGGCGAAGGCGTCATCAGCAGCAAGAGCGGCGGCGGCCTCAGCGCTAGCTACTCCTGGCCGTCGACGGTGACCGACAGCCCAGTGCTGTTCCAGTTCACGAAGACGGACTACGGTCTGGTGTACCTACAGATGCTCATGCCGAGGTTGGTCGGCAACGTCGGCGCTGTTTTCGGAACAGGGGTCGAAGCGAGCGACTACTGATGAGAAAATCATCCTGGAACATGAACCTGGAGAACCTGCACAAGCTTAAGGAGAACCTTAAGCACCGCCCGTGCATTCAGGTCGGCGTGTTTCAGAAAAAGGACGCCCGCAAAGAAGAGGGCATGACCAACGCGACCCTCGCGGCGATTCACGAGTTTGGCGCACCCGAACATGGTCTGGCGGCGCGTTCCGTCTTGAAGGTTCCGATCTCGGAGCATGCGAAGGAGATCATGGAGTCGATTAAGGGCAAAGCCGATATGATCGTCAAGGCCACGAACATTAAGAGCCTCTGGAGCCTCGTCGGAGTCGCCTGCGAGAAGGTCATCTCTCGAGCCTTCGACACGGGCGGCTACGGCAAGTGGGCGCCGCTTCGATACGAGACGCTCATGAAGAAGCTGAACAAGGGCAAGTTCCGCAACCTCCACCGCCGCAAGTTGACCATCGCCCACATCTTCGCCGGCAACATTGGCATGGGTATCTTGATCGACCGCGGAGAATTGCGAAAGGCCTATCTATCCCGCGTGGTGATGAAGTTCTAATTATGCAGCCCCAACTCTCGTCGGTCTTGCGCGGCTGGACGAAGCCCACGCAGTTGCGTGAGGTCAGGCAGACGCCGTCCGACTTCGAGGTTCTTGAGATCGTCGATAATATCGAATGGTTCGACGCTCTCTTGACACCTCTGTCCGCGCAGAAGGTCGACCGCAAACCCGAGAACCTCCGCCATTGGAAGTTCTGGGAGTGCAGCACGACAAAGGACCTCGCCGTCGATTCCGTGGTCAAGGACTTCAACGGGATGCAGTTTCGCGTTCAGGCGAAATACGACTGGAGCCAGTCGGGGTTCTGCCGCTACGATCTCTGTGAGCAGCCGGCGCAAGGCCCCGCTCGCCCTGCGGCTGAGGAGACGCAGTCGTGATTACCCTGCCTCTCTCGACCCTCCTGGAGCCCATCAAGGTCCTCGCTGACGCCATTCAGACAGGCCTCTCTCTGCCTGCCGGCCAAGTGATGCTCGGGCTCGAGAACTACAAAATTCCGGCGACCCCAAGCCTCTACATCGCTTTGCTGTACGGCCCTGACACCACCATTGGCAATAATCGCCGGTACGACAAGGACGTAAGCGGGAACTTTTACCAGGTGCAGGAGGCCGTGAAGATTCACGAGATAGCCCTGGACATGATGAGCTTCGACGCCTCTGCGCGCGTACGTCAGCAGGAGGTTCTCTTCGCCGTCACGTCAGACTACGCCGAATCTCTGATGGAAGCCAACGCCATGCGTTTTGGGTCAGAGCCCAGTGCGTTCATGCCCGTCCCCTCGATTGAGGAGACGAAGGAACTAAACAGATTTCGGGTCACGTTCACGGTGAACGCGATCCATCGCAAGGTCACGGCCGTATCGTACTACGATAGCCTCCAGCTTGACGTCACGACTAACGCTTAGGGAGAAATTTAATGAGCCAGTTCATCCCCGTCTCAAACGTCGTCAACGTGTCGCTCCTGGCGCCTGGTCCCGGGCTATCTCTCCCGAACATGAGTGCTCTGGCGATCGTCACCCAAGCCGCCAAGCCCGGCAGCTGGACGGGCAGTCAGACTTACGCCGTCTACCGGGATCCGACCGCCGTCGCCGACGACTGGGGCACGAGTTCCGACATGGCGGCTATGGCGACCGCGATCTTCTCCCAGTCGCCGAACCTACTTACGGGCGGTGGCTACCTCGTCATCATCCCCCGGCTCCAGAGTCCGAGCCTCGAGTCTGTCCAGGCCTGCCTCGTGCGCATGGCCAACCAAGTCTTCTTCGAGGGCTTCCTCGTGGACTCGGAGTACGGGTCGGACACGGCGACGTTCCTCACCCTGTCTAGCTACGTTCAGGGCACATCGATGCTGTTCTTCTACTGCTCATCCGACATCGCCGCCCTTCAGCCGGGCTCGTACCTCGATCAGGTGCGCACGTCCGGCAACACGCGCACCCGGTGCCTCTACTACGGCGGCACCTTGACCAACAGCCAGACGCAGATTTTCGCGGCGGCGTACGCCGGCCGCGGGATGAGCATCAACTTCAGCGGAGCGCGCACGGTCCTGTCGATGAACCTCCAGACGCTCCAGACCATCGACGTAGACTTGACGCTCACCACGACCACGTATCTGCAGGCTCTTGCCGCCGGTGTCGATATCTACATCAGCTACTCCGGCGTGCCGAGCGTCGTCAGCAGCGGCGCGAACCTGTTCTATGACCAGGTGTACTGCCGCACATGGCTCCAGTACCAGCTTCAGGTCAACGGCTTCAATTACCTGAAGTCGGCCGCAGCCGTGCCCGGCAAGATCCCCCAGACCGAGGAGGGCATGGCCGGCCTGCGCACGGCCTACACGGCCGCATTCCTCCAGGGCGTCACCAACGGGTATATGGCCCCGGGCACCTGGACGCTGCCGTTCACCTTCGGAGACCCCGCCGACTACGCCGCAAACATCACGGCGTATGGCTACTACATCGTTTCGCTCCCGATCGCGACTCAGTCCGTAACGGACCGGAACGACCGCAAGGCGCCGCTGGTGCAGGCGGCCGTCAAGGAAGCCGGGGCGATCCAGAGTTCCTCGGTCATCGTTTACGTGAATGCGTAAAGACGCTACGTCGAAAATAGAAACCAAGGAGACAATTTATGCCCGGTAGCGTCAGCCTAACAGGGAAGGATGTCGTCACGCTCAACGGTCGCGTCTTCCGGGATTTCGCCAACGGCGACATCGCGAAGCTCGACTTCGACGAGGACTTGGTCAACGTCGAGGCGTCGAAGGACGGGAACATCATCTACGCCCTCAACGAGAAGGGCAAGATGGCGAGCATGGAACTCCGCCTGCTCCTCGGGTCCTCCGACGACCGCTACATCAACTCGCTCATGGCGAGCCAGCTATCCGACCTTTCCGCCTTCATTCTCATCGCGGGCGCGTTCGTTAAGCGCGTCGGAGACGGGCAGGGCAACGTCAAGAACGTGATCTACAACACGCTTGGCGGCATCGTGCGCCGGCAGCCGAGTGCCAAGTCAAACACGACCGGCGATGTCGAGCAGTCGGTCGCGGTGTGGATGTTCAAGTTCGGAAACAACACCCGCGCGATTATGTAGTTCTGGTTTCGTGCGCTGTTCGCGGATTGCAATAAGGGGGAGACATGGAGCAATCGAAAAAGTTCGACCTTCCATCAGGAGCGGTCCTGGTCGTCACCATGGCGCCGTTCGAGGATGCGATGGAACTGACCAAAGAGGTCCTGAAGTCTGTCCAGGGGGCGAATTTCCGCCCCGAAGATATGACGCAGAACTTCAAGTCGATCTACGAGGCCGCCGTTCTTGTGCCGGCGCTTCTTGACAAGGTGATCGCTCTCGCGACATCGGACAAGTCCATGGCGGCCTCGTTCAAGTGCGCCAAGCGGGCGCTCTACATTCCTGCGGGGAGCCCCGAAGGGTTCGCCGGGCTACCCGTCGACAAGGGCCTTTTCGACGACCCACAGCACGCCCTAACAGCGCGCGAGGACCTCGCCCAGATTCTCTGGGCCATCGCGGAGGTAAACTGCAAGCCTTTTTTAGCGAAAGCCCTTTCCGGATTGAAGGGGCTGTTCCGTCAAGCTATAGGCACCCTGTCGTCCGCAACTCCCTCGGACAAGCCTGGACAATCGCCTTCCGTCTAGCGAGCAACAAGTGGTGGGGCGGGGATCCTGGAGCGGTAATGAAGGCGCCTGCGGACCAAGTAATCGTGGCCATACAGTACGAGGACTTCAAGGGCGAGTACGAGGCGGAGATGTTGAGACTCAATAAGCCGGAGGTCGAATGAAGTTAGGGGAGTTCTTTCTTGAGATTGCCGTCGACGCCGAGAAAGGCGAACTGACGGTCGGCAACCTCATCAAGAAAATGGGCATGTTGGAGGTTGCGACCTTAGGCGAGGTCGCCGCCCTCATCGAGCTCGCCCAGGGCTTCGCCGCGCTCGTCACCGACTCGATGGAGACGGCGCATTCCCTCCACCAAATCTCCGTGAAGACCGGCATCAACATCACCGCCCTCCAGAGGTGGACGCAGGTCGCCAAGGAAGCCGGCTGGTCGGGCGACGAACTTGCCTCGTCAGCGCAGCGAATTTCTAAGTCCCTGGTGGATATGAGGCTAGGCGCGGGGAGTTCGCTCACGTCGCTGACGCCGTTTATCAGCTTCGAAGGTATCGACGCTTCCAAGCCCTGGGAGGTCATCGAGCGCATTCGCAAGAGCAAGGAACTGATGTCGATGAAGACCCCGGAACTCTCGAGCCGGCTCGAGAAGGCCGGCATCGATCCCGGCTGGATGATGGTCCTTAAGATGAGGCAGGCGGACATCCAGAGGGCGATGAACAACGGCTTCGTAATGTCAGATCAGCACCAGCACATGCTCACGGAAGTTAACAAGGAGATGGCTGTGCTGTCGGGGCGGTCGGCCAAACTCCGCGGGAGCATCGCGGCTTGGGCGGCGCCTGAACTACTCAGGGACCTGAAGCTAGCGGTGGAGTACATCGACAAACTCGACGCCTTTTTCCTGAAGCACCAGGACGATATCTCTCGCGTTTTGGAGATGACCTGGAAGGCCACGAAGGCGGCAGTCACTCCTCATGGAAGCGACTCGCGCAAAGAGTTTTTCGAGTATATCGTCAATCTCAAAAAAGGCATGGACGCACGTAACGCGGCGACGACCAATCCAGTCTCGCCCTCAAATCCGGCCGCTCTTAGCACCTCGCGCGGGCCGATATCAATCTCAAGCAAGGTCGATGTGAATCTGAACGGGGCGGTAACACCCGACGCTGTGGAAGCCGCAAGTCGGATTTTTGAGGCGAAGGATAAGGAGTTGCGGGACAACCTCTCGCAACAGCTTCGCCGGGAGTTTCAGTAATGGGTCTTGAAGTCCCGGGCGTCAGTTCTTCCCTAGAGGCTCTACGCAGCCGCCTATCGAACTATAACGCCCCCGGTGTTGTCACGAAGGTCAACCAGGCCTTGAGCCAAATCTCTGTCATCGCTCCGAAAGGTGTGCGGCAGATCGACGCTTTCGCCTTTGACTATAAGGGCGACGACGTGGTGGACCTCAGCGCCGACGCCACCGACAACTGGCTCGAAGATAACCACGCAGCGCAGGATCACATCAGTATCAAGCCGGTCATCGTCACCCTCAGCGGGTTCGTCGCCGAACTCTCGATGTCCTCGGACCTGTTCTCTCAGTTCTCGGGCGTCATTTCGGGTATTCAGAACGGGCTCGCGCAGGCCGATGCTTACCTGGGGCGGTACACGCCTGGAATGACCGACCGCCTTCTGAACGCTCTCACGCAGGTTCAGAACGTGGTCATCCAGGCCGAGCAGGCACTCGCCCGCGGCAACCAAGTCCTGAACCTCCTCACGCCCGGGCCGAAGATGAACAAGCAGCAGAAGGCGTTTGCGCAGTTGAGTTCCCTCTGGTCCTCGCGCGTTCTTTTCACCGTCTACACGCCATTCCGAGTCTTTGAGAACATGGCGATTATCAACATCCGCGCTGTCCAGCCGAAGGGATCGCGGACGATGAGCGACTTCATCGTGACCATGAAACAGTTCAACTTCACCGACAACTTCGTGGACTACGAGGCGACGTTCGGCGGCTGGTCCGCATTCGACCATCAGCCGCTGAGTGCGAACGGCGGAACTACCGGCACGACGACTCCGCTTGGGACTGTCACGAGGGCCTTCCCAGTATCATGACCAGAGTCGATAACCTGACGAGTTTCGCGGACCAGAGGACTATCCTCATCCTTGAGGATGGGACGACGGCCTCTCTGGAACTCATCTACCACGGGGTCACTCAGCGGTGGATCGCGAACATCGTGTATGGCGGCGTCACGATTAACGGTCTGGGGCTTTGCTGCCATCCGAACATCCTGCGACAGTGGCGGAACCTTCTTCCTTTCGGGCTGTCGGTTGTCACGGACGACCAGACGGACCCGTTTAACATCAACGATTTTTCGAGCGGTCGCGTGAACCTATTCCTGCTGACTGCGGCGGATGTAGCCGCCGTGGAAGCAACGTTGTTCGGGGCGCCCTAATGAGCGCAGGAATGAAGTTCGGGCGCGCGTACCACCTTCAGGTCCAGGGGCAGGATCTCCCGCACATCATAGAGTATCCGTTGACATGCGTTTTTAATATCACGCGCACGGAGTTCGCTTCCTTGAACATCGGGCGATTCTCGCTGTACGGCCTCAGTGAGGTTCGACGCAAAGATATTTATTT